AATGGATCAGTTATACGTTTTTGAATAATCATTGCGGCGATGTCTTCAAGAACTTTATTTAAGAAGGATGAGAAGTCACTTAAACTTGCTTTACCTTGTGCTAGGTTACGTGCAAGACTTTGACTAAAACTTTTTCCATTTTCAGTTATACTTTCGTTAATTTGTTCTGCCATTGTTTTTACTTTTTCTGTTTGTTCTATAACAGCATCAGTTGTTTCACTTGCTTTTAATTTGATGTCGTCCATAGTTCCAACAGTTTCTAAATTAGCTTTGTTAGTATCTTCAATTGTTTTTAATTCTGCTCTGTTTGCTTCAATCTTTTTAATTATTTGATCTTTTAAATCATCATATACTGGTGATAATTTTTTACCTATAAATGTTTCTAATTCAGTATATTTTTCTGTAACAAAATCTATAGTTTGTTGTAATCTATCTGTTGCAAATATTTTTTCATAATCTATACCTAAGCCTTCTATCTTACCAAAATTGTCTTTAAATGCGGCACTTATACTAACAGCACTATCTCTACCTAAAGCTTCCATAGCACCATCGAAATCTAATCTTAATGCTCTGCCCATAGCTTCACCTATGTTGCTAAATTGTTCAACAATTTTATTACCAAATGCTTTACCTACTTCTATGGTTGCATTAAACGCATCCATGAATAATCTTGGAATCTGTCTTACTGTTTCGAATATTGTTGTATAGTATGCTACTGTTAAGTTCATTAAAAAGTTAATTGCTTTTTTTACAATAGAAGTAATACTTGCGAATGCAGTTGCAAACGGTTCTTGAAACTTTTCAACTTTTTCCATAACGAAGTTCTTTATGTTAGTAAATGTTTCACCCATAAAGTTTGCAAATCTCATTATGTTATCTTTAATAATACCAAATACTGCTTTGAATACTTCACCATATGTTGCTGTAGTGTCACCCAAGTTAACTGTTGTATCTTGCATGAATGTTAGTGCGGCTACAGCCCCTAATACGGCTAGTTTAATAAGCCTTACAGGTGCCGCTATTGCGAGGAAAGCTCTACCTACTGCCATAACAGCTTTTAATGCTGGACCTGAAAATGCTACAAGTAATACGTTTCTAACTACATCCAAGTTCTTTGCTAAAAAGCTCATTGCTATACTTGTTTTTTCAATAGCTACACTTAAACCACTACCTATTGCTTGTAGCAATGGTTTTTGTGCTGTTATAAAGTCTGTTACTTTGTTTATTGCTTCTGTTAATGCTGGTGTGAACTGTGATCCTATTTCATTTGCGGCTAAACGAACTGCAATACTAAAGTTACTTTGTGCTGTTGATAAGTTCTTTAATCTGTTAACTGTAGCATCACCAAATCTTTCTTCAATGCCTTCTTCAAGTGCTTTTAATACTAATGCACTATTACCTGCTTCTTGTGAAAATTTGTTTAGCTCTTGTCTTGTAACACCAAGTTTTTGTTTTAGGATATCGTATACCGGTAAACCTCTATCTGCAAGTTTATCAAATTCCATCAATTCAACTACACCAGATTGTGTTGTTCTTGTAAACACTTCTGTCATAGCATTTAACACACCAACTTGGTCTGTTGTAACAGCCGCGGCATCTGTAAATGTTTTGAATAGTTTATTTGTAGGTTGTATACCTGATGCCGCTAATCTAATATATGTATTTGATAAGTCTTCAACGCCAAACTGTGTCTTTGTAGACATTTTAGCTATTGCGGCAAATGCTTGTGTTCCTTTGTTTACATCACCTAATACTGAACCTAATGTTGTTTTTAAATCTTGAAATTCTGCTGATATTCCTACTATAGAACTTATTGCTCTTCCTGCTCCAAGTGATGCCAATGCGGCACCGATTGCGGCAATACCCATTTTGAGTTGACCCGCACTTTTGTTAGTCTTTTGTAAGTTTTTATTAACTCTATTTAAAGAGCCACCTGTCTGGTCGACTGCTTTAACTATAAGTTCATATGTAGATGTAGCCATCTATCGTCTCCTTGGTGCTTTCATTGCCTTCTTTTGTTCTTTGGCAAGAAAATCAAAATAACTAACCCAACCGTTTACTTCTGCAACACTCAATTGCATCACTTGTTCGACGCTCATCCCTAATTCTGTAGCTAGTCGATACAGAAACAAGATATTAGGGTGAGCTTTTAGTTTCCCACTACGTCGTCAATTGATTCTTTTGCTGAATTAAATTGTGTTACCACACTTAATACAACTTTAGGATCAACGTTACGCATAAGCTTCAACTGGTCGCCCATATCAAACAATAGATTACCGTCTTTATCACGTGCTCTATTGATCAATGTTACTACTAGTGCTTCAGTAGCCTTACCTTGTTGTGTTAGTTCAATTACTTTAGCTTCTTCTTGAAGCGTTGTGCTTGGTTTATACCAAATCTCAGCATCCCACTCTTCAACTTTGATAGGACCCATAAGTCCACCTGCTAATACTTCTTTAAAGTGTGATTCTGCTTTATCAATTAATCTTAATTTATTTGTCATCGTATTGTTCGCCTTTGTTTAGTTAGTTTGTCTAGAACAGGAATTATAATGCCTTTAGGTGCCTGATCTGATCCAGTGACTTTACCACCAAAACTACCACGACCTCTGTCAAGAATACCAATGTAGGGGACTTTGTTTTCTATCATTATCTTACTATCTCCTATTCTATATGAGCCCAGTTTTCTGTAACCGTCTCTTGCACGCCCAGTTCGTATTGGGGTTATGTTCCGTGCATCTGTATTTAGTTGATTAAAAAATTGGTCAACAGCACGTTCAAGTTTCTTTTTAATGTGATTAAAAATAACTACATTATTACTTGAACGCACCGTTAAACCTCAACTCTATTATGCCGCTGAGTATGATAGATCACCTGTTCCATCAAATGAGATAGAATATTCTACCGCACCATCAAAACTTGCTGATCTAGCTATACTTGTAACGATCGCGTCACCTGCGTAATATGCACTATTAGCGCCTGTTCCTGCTGGATACAATTCGAAGTCAATTCTGTCACCAGCTTTAACTGCTGGACTTGTTCCAACTACGTCTGTTCCAGAGTCACCACCTGCACCAGTCGCATCACTATCGTGACCAATGTTTGTGTCATTTTGATCCCAATAGCCATCTACTGTTCCAGTAAAGCCTCTAAATGATGATATTACAGATCTGCTTGTGTCTCCCATAGCCGTAGTGTCAATTGTTTCTGACGTTTCGTCTAATGAGAATGCAGTTACGTGTAGCATTGCTGTTTTAGTTCCACCGTTCGGTCCGATTTTTACAATCCCCGATACACCTTTTGTTTCACTCATGTTAATTCATCCTTCTTAAATAAATTATTAAGTCTGACTACTATCAAACTGTCTTAAACATTACCACGACTGTGGTAATATTTTGCCGTATATACTAATGCCGCTTGTCCATATGGTTTAGTTTGTGCTATTTCTCTAATAAGAACTTCACTTGTGAAACTATCCGAGGCGTTGCCACCTAGTGTAGCATCAAGTGCTAGTTTCTCTTCTATCTTCTCTATTAAAGAGTTTCTATCCGAGTCTCTGTTATTACTATGAACTATAACATTAATTAAAAAGTCTATTGTGCTTTCTTGCCTCGGTGAAGATCCAATACTGGAATTCTCTCTGGTTTCGTTTGCACTTTCCACTAATACGTGTGGAAAACTAGTTACTGCAAGTTGTGCAATATCTGTAGGCTCTCTTGTTACAGTCTTTACTTCTGAAATAGCGTCAATCTGTGTAACTATATGACTTGCTATGCTTTCTCTGATACTGGCCACTATCTGTAGATCCTCTCTTGTCTTTGTTTGAATGTTTCAGATTCTGTGATACTACCATCACTGTCACCATCGTATTGAACTCCTTGGGCCATTTCCATGTCCATCTCTTCAACAAAACGATTTCTGTAATGTTCTATCATTTCTCTAAAAGTATCTCCGCCAACTGCGAAAGGACTTAACAGAGGAAGGATATGAGCATAAAGTGCCCTGTAGACAGTAGCACGTTGCCACTGAGCATCTACTAGTTTACTTGCGTCAAATGTTGCACCTATCTTACGACCTATACCATTAAAACCTTGGCTGTATGTTTTGTTAAACCAATTAACTTCGATGTAACGTTTTACATCAGCTTCTGCTTCTGTTAGTTGGGCCGTAAAGTCCGTGATACCGTGATTAACGATACTAGGCTGGACTGCCTGTAGTTGCGTGTTTGTTGCGTATGCCATATCCTATACCTCCTAATTATTATAGTGTTGCGTCAGATGTGATCTTACAAATCTTCGCGTTTGAAAGTCTTGCCGCCCCAAAGGCTGCGGTGCAAATTACCTCAGTGGCTCTAGCACTTTCGTCCCTTTGTGTAGCAATTCTTAAGTCACGTTTCATAACAAGACCGATAGCTGACGGATGGAATACTGCTGATACTGCATCACCTGAACCATCTACATCAATTGATGCTGATTCAAATATTTTAATACCTGCTACTGTTCCTAAGAAGTAATCTCTACCAGCTTGATTTTGAAGCTCTGGAGAACCACCAAATATAGTTGCCGCTGAAGAATCATCGGAATCTTGTCTGATTGTTCCACCTGAACTTAATAGTGCTTTCTTAAGGTTGAAAGCCGCTAATGGGTGTAGAACTGCTACAAGTCCGTTCATTGGAACTGAAGCATTTCTTAAAGTTGCACCTGCTTTTAGTAAGTGTTCAATTGTTAACTCACCACCTGCACCTGGTCCAACTTCTGTGATAGCACCTGAATTGAATAAGTCAACAATAACTTCATCCATTGATTGAGCTACACCTTCACCTAACACACGACCTACGTCTTGTGCTACTGATAGAGGTGATGACTCAGCATTGATGTCTAATACTGTTGTCATGTTTCCAAATTCTTGTGCCGCTACGTCTACTGACGACATACTGTTTAGTGCTGAATCGTCTGATAAATCACCAGTGATAGCACCTACTGCTGTTGCTTTAGGATAAACCGGAACTGACGCAGTCATACCTGGTGTTCCCACCATGTTGTATTGCGTTACAAGGTTTCTCATTAAAGCGTTTTCATTAAATGTAAATTGAGCCGCTTGAGTGATATTTTCAAACAAGTGACCATTTGCGTCTGCTAATGTTAAAGCCATTTTATTTTTCCTTTATTATGTCAAGGACCTCATACCCACTTGCATAAACTTTTCTTTATAAAGTTTTCTGTGTTCTGGGTTTTTCATGTCCAAGTCTTTTAACTTCACCTCTCTAGAGGTTGAAGGATTCTTATTACCTAAACTGCCTGTGCCTGCTGGCGCCGCAGTTCTAAAGTAATTGTTTTGCGTTAAGAACTCTTCAACTGCTTGATCCACAGTTAGTGGACTTGCTTTGTCTGTGTCATAACGCACATTACCGTCTTGATCTAATACTTCAACTTGTCCTGTTTCATTTAGTCTAACATTATTTTTCAATAACGCGGCCACGTGATCAGGGTTTACAGCTTTATGTCTTGATGCCGCACTTAACAATGCACCATCTACATGAACAGCTTGTAATTCAGATTGTAGTTTACCAATACGTGTATCAGCATCTACTTTCTGCTTTTGAAGTAGTTCTTCAAATTGGTTCTTTTTCATCATCTCTGCTTCTTTGGCCTGCTCTGCCGCTGATTTAAGTTGATGATATTCCTCAACGTTAATGTTTTCAAATTTACGTTCAACTTGTTTAAGTCTATTAGTAATAATTCTGTCCACATCATCTTGAGTGAATGTTTTGTCAGCTGGTGCTGACTCCTGGTTGACTTTAACCTGATCTTCTGTAGAGCCAGTCTCTACTGTGTCAGTTGTAACGATGTTTTCTTTGTTTAATTCGTCCATCTTAAACGTCTCCTTGCAAGGGACTTAAGAAGTGGGGGTTTCTTAACCTTCTTCTATGTCCGGGTTGTTTTCTTCGTTATTTCCGAAGAATTTTTTAATCTCTGGATGCAATTCCAGAATCTGTTGGTCACTGTAGCCTTGTTCTACCATTTCACGCATATGCGTTACCATGTCACTTGGTGTTTCCATAGGTGGATGTGGCATATCTGTGTTTAATGGTATTTCAGACTTTGGTGTCATGCTATCAATAACTATCTGTAAGTCTTCTTCATTTTCAATTAGTAGTCTTGCAGTTTCAGCATTGATGTAATTTTGAAAGCTACTATTAGGAACAATACTTTTTGCCTTTTCATATAGAGCAACTTCTTGATGTTTATCTCTCATATCAAACTTCTTCTCATAATAGATATCAAATTCTTCATCAGGAACAATCTGTTCCCAATCAAACCACATTTTCCAAATAAGTTTTTCAGCACGTTCTAATACACTTGCTATATCTGAAAGCTTCACGTTAAGCATATCGCGTTCTAACTGAATCGAAATGCCGCTTTGTGGTCCTTTTTTAGCTTTGGTTGCCGCTAGGTGTGTTACACTTTCTATTACGCCTGTCTTTTGTTCTATAACAGCCAGTATACTATCAATGCTACTGCCTGTTGCTTGTAATAGATAAGGTTGCACGTTTGTTGATTCATCTACTGTTATGATAGCACCAGATCCACCATTTATATCTGCACTTGCTTCTGCTACAATACTTGGGTGACTTGATAACCTAATGTTTTCATAAGCCTCAGATGTTAGGTTG